TGGCTTCAGCTCTGATCGCTTTTTGATGACCGCATTGCCGGTTGACTCGGATTTGATCCGCACGATGGGATCGTCCGTGCTGCCAACACGAGTGACCTTGCCTCCTGTAGGCCCGGTAATAGTCGCTCGCTCGCCACCAATGCTTGTGATCACGCCAAAGGTGCGTGTGCCTTGATAGTTCCAGCTAACTCGGTCGCCGCGTTTCATTTCTTTTTGCCGCCTTTCTTAGGCATGGGCTTTTGAGGCTTGGCTGGTCCGGTGTACTTAGGCATCACTTTTTACCCTTTGGCTTGCGTGACTTTCCGGCTTTTGACAGCGCGATTGCGATTGCTTGCTTTTGCGGTTTGCCCGCCTTCATCTCCGCCTTGATGTTGGCTGAGATCACATCCTTTGATTTGCCTTTCTTCAACGGCATGACGCCACCTGCTGGGTTCACCCAGTTTAAGCAGGTCTGGCGATGCCCAAAACTGCGTGCCATCTTCGCGTTGGCATAGCACGGCATTAACCCACGCCTCGCCAATCAACGCTTCTACCGTATCACTAATGATCAGGCCGTTGACAAAATGCCGAAGGTTAGGCAGGTCCATATCGTTTGCGGAGCTGCTCTAAGGTTACCTCTGCGCCATCATCACGCACCAGCTTGGCGATGGCAGCATCGGGGCCGTACTTATCCGCCAATCTACGGAAGTAGGGCGCCTTGCTGCCTAATGCCTGCTGTTGACGCGCCAGCACGTCTGCATTGCTTTCACCTGGCATCTTGTCTTTAAGCCATTTGCCGTATGTGGTGTTGATCGGCACCTGGCCATCTTTACTGGCCCTAGTTGCCGTGGTTGATGGCGGCAGGATGTCAGGGTCGATGATTGGTACGGTTGTCGAGCGGCAGTTGAAATGCTGCGGCGGTGTTGGTCCCTTGCCGTATTCAAACTCTTGGCCATCTAACGCGCGGCAGATGGCGCTAGTTCGCGTGTCCAATGTGGCGATGTAGCGATACTTTTTAGTGATGTCTTGATTGGCCTCATACACCTGCTGGCTGGCGGTATTAGCCACTTGGTTGATGCTGGTGCGAACTAGCGTGATGATCTGATTATCAGCAACGGCTGTCGCTTGCCCGCCTGCTGCTACCAGTTGCCGAACAGTTTTAGCTTGCTCGCCAAATTGCAAGCTACCAATCAACCGCTTGGCAATATCTGGTGTTGGCTCACCAGTGAGCAACCCTTGCCGCACCACTTGGCTAAACCGCTCAGCTTGATCGACGGCGACACCACGGAATGCCTTTGTAATCACCTCGCCATTGGGCAGCGTAATCGTGGCGCCCTGCGCAGCAGTCAGGCTGAATGTCTGCGGTGCGCCTTGCACTGCTGCAAATAGGTCATCGCTCAATGCGACCACATTAAGTTGCGTCGGGTCAGTGGTGACTACGCTCTGCGCAAACTGCGGGCTGATCTCAACGGTGCGTACCGCATCACGACTGCCGGCTGGCAATGCACGGCGCAACTGCTCGGTGACAAACTCCGACTGCAGCTCCGCCAATCCTTGCAGCTCCAATGCTGTCAGCTCAGTTGCGTCACCAGCCCAGGTGCCGAGGCTGTCTTTCAGTTGCGCCAAGATGCCACGCAACCTAGCCGCCTTCACTGGTGCGGCTAGATCATCAATGGCACGCAATTGATTGACCGCATCGATAATGATGTCGTTATATGCATTGATAACACGTCGCGCCACGCTATTGCTATACCTGTTAAGGTCAATCGCATTGCGGTATAGCGACGCTGGTGTGCTCATTGGATGATGCCTAAATCCTTGGCGGCATACCCCGAGCGGATGCTTACATTGGCGCCACGTTGCAATGCACTTGTAACAATTGCAGCAAATGCGTCATAACCATTCTGGCCATCTTCCATCAGCACCATTTCATCAATCTCATCCGGCTTGCCATCGACATACCAGCTAACGCGGATGATCGCTAGGATCTCATCCGGCAGGTTGCTGACGTGATAATCAAGTTCCTGTTTCCTCGGCTTCCTCGGCCTCTTCGGTTCGATCATCACTGCTAAGTCGATTAACCAACTGATCAGGTTGTCTAGCAGGTTGTACGTCCATGCCCGCATTGGCTGTGGCCTCCAGTTCTTCATCAACATCAAAGTCATCACCTAGCACCTCGCCATCAGACAATTGCTGCAGCAGGGTTTCTTGGGTGATGGTCCCTGCAGTGTAAAGCTGCAGCAGGCTGTTGATCTCCTGCGGGTCCAGCCTGGTGCCCATGAAGTCGCGGTTGACATGACAGCTACCAGCAGCTTCGTTTTGGCCGAGGTACTGCGCATGGAATTGCAGGCAGTTGTCGATCATGTCCTGCATGTTCTGCGCAATCACCATCATGGTGCTGTCGCCTTGGCTGCGGTTAATGCGCTTGGCTTCGGCAGTTTCAGCCGTCAGCTTCTGGCCCAGCACTGCCGACAGGCCAAGTTCATTGATCTGCGCTGCAAGTTGCTCCAGCCGCTTGAACTGGTATTCGTAGCTGGTGCCACCGGGTTCGATGTACTCAGCGCGGCCTTCAGCGGGAAATGCAATTGCCTCGCCGGGACCAGCGGATACCTCCTCGGCGCTACTGGGGAAACCGTAAAACGCCAGCATCGGCACTGCCGAGATGTGCAGTTGATTGTCAAGGTCTGACTGAATTTGATAGGTCTTTAGGTTCAACTCAGCAATATCCTCCAGCGGTGGCCGTGACTCCATAAAGCCAATGCGGTTGGAGTAGGCAATGCTGAATGGGATCTCGCTCAGACTGGTGCGGCCCTCGTCAACAATTTGAAAGTCGCCCTTGTCGCCCTTTTGGTGGATCTGGTACTCACCTGGCGTCAGTACCCGCACCTGCTGGACTACCTTCTCGCCATACAAGCCATCAGGTACACTGGCCAGCTCTTGCAGCCTGAGCATGGTCAACTGCTGCTTGCCTTCCTTGGTTTCAGTGCGCCAGCCGAGGATTTGCCGTGGCGTGTAATTCACCCAATAGGGTCTACCCCCATCAGCCGGTGCATCCACCAATGTACCAATGTGGCCATAGCGGACCATCTTGCGCGCGGTTTCATACGTCCAAACATTGAGGTCATTGCCATTTAGGTCAACATCAAACAACTGCTCAGTAATGGTGTCGCTGGTATCAACCAACCGCACCGGCTTGCGCGTCAACATGCCAGCTAGCAACCGCTCCAAACGCTGGTAATAGGGCGGGCAAACGCTGCGTGCTAGGCGGTTGTCGTAGGACTCGTCAAGCTCGCGGGGTTCCTGCGGCAGGTAACGGCGATGCTTTTGCCGCATCCCAAAGGTGCCCTGCAGCAAGTCTTCAATCAGGATCCAATGCGCCTCTTGCGCATACCATGCAGTATTGGGGTCCTGTACACGGGTGACCTTACGCTCAGCCGTAGGGCGGTCGTAGAAGTTATATCCTGAGTAGACCATTACAGAGCCAGCGTGGATCCCTTGCTTAGGTTATCACCGGCCCACAGGGGTTGAAGGTTACTGTAGTGAAAGCATTGCTGCTGCTGCTCTGGATCCGAAAAGTCAAAGCTAGCGCATGGGCGGATATGGTCAATGTGCCATCCGTGCTTGCCATGGTTATCCCAGCTCATCCCAGCAGAAAATTGTGATTCCAAGTGCGTAATCGCATTGTTGATTCAGATTTGTTTTTGCCATGCAACGCAAGATTGATTCTATTTCTTAGATTTGATGCTATTTTTGCGTGAATTTTGTTTTTGTAAAATATGCGTTTAGCTGGATTTTTGCGCCTGTAATAGTCCCTGTGATAATCGCGTCTGCGTTTTTGAAATTCTTCTGTTTTTGTTTTTGCGGCAGCTTGCAATTTAATATCAGGCCTTCTGCTTCTTTGCAACAAACATTCAGAGCATTGTCCTGTTTTGGCATATCTGATTGCGATATGCCCATGCTTGCAGGCGTTGCCGGTGAAATAGTGCGTGAGGCCCTGCGCAAGGGCGTCTTTGCGTGTAATGATGGTCATGTCGCCTGGTGATGCAGGTGGCCGGGCGCGGGAGATTGCAGTCTCGCCGCGCCACCATATTAGCTCAAGCTGCAGTCAGTGTAACGCTATTGCGGTTTACCTTGATCTCAAAGCCATCACCAGGTTTGAAGCCCATCTCGTCAAGGTAGGCACTGCCAACCATCAGGTTGCCATTGAATTGCACCTTGGTCTTGTAGCTGAGTTTACGACCCGGCTTCTTGGGTGTGGTCAGCTTGAGGCCTTTGGCTTCAAGCAGCGCTTCGTAGAACTGCGTAAAGCACAGCTTGTCAGCCTTGACGTAACCGCAAGCGCGGACAATATCAGACTTATTGCAGTCGCCAAGTTCCTTGACTTTGGCGAGCAGTTCAGCACCAGTGAGCATTTGAATAGTAAATGGTGGGCGGGTTTAATATAGCCTAATGCCAGTCCCGCGTCCAGCATTTGCGTGGAGTGGGTTGAACTCACGCCAGATGACGTAACCCAGCGCGTCATTCATGTGGTCGTAGCCGGCATCCTTATCGGGGTCGCCTTTCTCGTTGTAACTCTGCAGCTCTAGGCACTCGATCACCTTGCGGCAGGTGGCGGCAATGGTGAGCCTGACTTGGCCTTTGCCGTTTTCCAGCAAAGCCTGAACAGCAGCCACCCGATCACGAACGGGAGGATTGCTGCGTGGTGATTGGTTGCTGAAGCCGTAGGACTCCAAGATTTGGATGTCGGTCTGGCTTGCGTTGGTGCTGCGGTTGCCGCCGCTGGCATCCGGGTAGACGTACACCTGCCGCTGCGGGTAGCGCCGCTGGATCTCCTGCGCCAATGCGTCGGTGTCATGCGCGCCACTGATTTCGTCAATGACTAGCAGGCTGTTGCCCTGCCTGATGGCGATGACTGCCGACATGTTGCCAACGTTGAAGTCAACGCCAACTCTGAGCGGTTCGCGGCTGGTGTCTGGCAGGTCGGTCGTGATGTGCTTGCTGCGGTCAAAGCGGTCATAGACCTGGCCAGTGGTGAGGTTGACAAACTCGCCATCGAGGTATGCACGCAACAGTTGCGGGTCGTAGTTGGCCTGCAGTCGCTCGATAAAGTCCGGCGGCAAGTGCGGGTTGTCTGCCGTGCGCATCTTGATGAGCTTGCGGTCAGTGCGCTGCTGGGCGTCATCACTGCCGAAGGTATTCCACATCCACCTGAAGCCCTCGGGCGTGCTGGCCGCGGCAAACTGCCTGACATTGCCTGACCGCAAGCGGCCAAGGATTTTGGGAAATGCTTTATTGGCGATGTTGGGCGTCACCGTGTCGATCTCGTCTGCCAGCACCCATGCCAAGTTGAGGCCGATAATGCGTGACCAGTTCTCAAAGCTGCGGCACAGGATCTTGGTGTCACCGCCTGGCAGGTGCAGCGTGTACTCCGGCAATGGTGATGCGCGGAATGTATACGGGATGTCGTATGCCTCTAGAAAGTCGTCGAAATCGTTCTGCCAAATATCGCGGATCAATGGGCCGGTGGGTTCCATCACGGCGCCGATAAAACCCTGATTGGCCGCGGCAAGCATTACCGCTTTGGCGCACAATGCCCGTGTCTTGCCGGCGCCATAGCCAGCCGAGATGCCAATGATCTGCGTTGCGGTGTCATCCACAAATGCAAGCTGGCCAGGGTGCAGGTCGTTGCGGATGCTTGTTACCAGCTCATCCATGGATGCCGCTGTTGGCATCTCCATGAAGCTAAGCAGCGGCGCATCTTCGCAGATGCCTGCGACGAGGCTCACGACATCTCAAATCGCAGCAGCCGCGCTTGCTTTTCCAATGCAATCAATGCGGTGTTGATTTGGTCTTTATCTGATGCGCGGCGTTCGTATTCCTGCAGCCGGGATAAAGCAGCTTCAAGCCACTGCGGACGCGCTAGCTCAGAATCAAGCGCCATGAGCTGACGAGCGCGAGCCATGTAATTTTCGGCCTGACGCTCGCCAACATCCCATGAATCCGCACAAAATCGAATGATTTGCGCTCTACTATTGGCGCGCAAAAGCAGATCATAAACGGCATTTACCCGTTGATCTGCTTCAGCGTTAGTGCACTTGCGCGCCATTGAATCAGTTACGAATTTGCACAGGCATTATCAGGTAAGTCTGATCTGATGCATTGGATGGCGTCAAGACTACAGGAGTCGCTGGGCCATTTGCTGACAGTGTAACGGATTCCGCCGACCGGAATGCCTTGAGGCCGTCTAGGAGGTAGTGGACATTGAATGCCCAAGCGCCAGATGCGGTGCCGGTGTAGGTGATGAGTTCTTTGCCATTGCTGGCATCAGCTTCGGCGGTGATGGTAAGGCTGCCGGGTGTGGCGGTGAGTTTGACGACTGAGTTATGCGCCTCGGCAATGAGCGCGACACGCTCTAGGCAGCGTGCGAAGCGGTGACGGTCAAGGGTGATGACGTGCTCAAAGGTGGTAGGGATGAGCTTTGCCACGTCGGGGTATGAGCCATCAAGGATGCGGCTGTAGATGGTGATGCCATCGCCGGCATCGATGACCGCTTGGCCATTGGCGGCTGCGATGCCCACGGTGCGGTCTTGCAGCAGCTTCATGGTGCTGGCTGGCAGGGTGAGGTTAACGCCATCGGGCAGGTCCACTGCAAGGCGAATGAGTCGATGACCGTCGGTGGCCTCCATGTAGCCGTTGGCGAGGTGGATGCCCTGTAGCACCTGCTTGGATGCGTCGGTGCTGGCGGCCATGAGACAGGCACGCACGCCAGCGGTGATGTCCAGGTCAGCGCTAGGAGCCTCTACAGCAGGCATTGCTGGGTAATCGGCTGCATCACACGGAGCAAGGCCATAGGACGCCCCAGAGGCGCTCACAGCGCCGTCTGCGATGGTCACAGGCTCGCCATCGTCCATGCGGCTTACGAGGCCAGCTAGGAGCCGATACGGCAATGCGACAGAGCCAGCGGTATCGACGGCGGCTGTGATGGTGACGGTGATGCCGAGGTCAAGGTTGAAGCCGGTGATTGTGGCGGTACCACGAGCAGCGGTGATGAGGCAGCAGTCAAGGATCGGATGCGAGCTGCGGATACCAACGGCTGGTGCAATGGTCCGTAGCGCGTGGTCGAGGTCAACCTGCGAGGTGATGAGCTTCATGGAGTGCGGCGATGATGTTGTTGTAATCGTCTTCAAAGCTGGCGACGAGTTCCATGGGGATGGGCACGCCGTCATCTTGTGCGTTGTCGCGGATGGCGGCGGCGTATGCCAGCGCTTGCGTCATGCAGTCATGGAGTCGGTTGATGACCGGCGACTGCTTGGCGGGAATGTTGATCAAGTT